CTGTACAATGCTTCCGGTTGGTATTTTAAGGCCCGCCAGAAGTTTGCAACGTAGAAGTTGATATCGTTGATGACTTCTAGCTGCGTTTCATGCGGATTCTTGAAGAGAACGGCTGCGGACCCGCAAAACGGCTCTATGTAGTGTTTGACATGGCCTAAAGCCGACCACACCTGATCAGCAACACCAGACTTACCTCCGGGATAGGGGAAAAGGGTGTCATTGTTTTTAATGGACCTGCCCATCAGATACGGTTCCTCGTCTGTTTTAATGTTTCTGATAGGACTTTACCGGAAGTTCGGGTTGTCCTTGATCGGTGTCATTTTGGCCGCTTCATCTTGCGTCAACCAGACCCGGCACGAAACCAGGAACCCGGGCCTGGATCCAGCGCGCAGATGCACGGTCGTCTGGAAGCCGTCCACCACCGGACCGACCAGGTTCAGTTGATCACCGGACACGGGCTCCGCGTGCAGAGGATAGTCGACGTCAGCCAGAAATCTGTCGACGGCCGACCGGTCCAAGTCCCCTGCAGTCAACGCGGATCCAGGACTGAAGGGGTAAGTCCACTCCACGTACACGTCGTACACGCCCTCGTTACCCTTACCCAGGACCGGAATGCTGAACAACCACCCACCTTCCTCCCGGGCCCCGGCGAACTGGGGTTGTTTGGACCCGGATATCAGATCCTGGTCTTCGGCCACGCTCGTGATCTCGTCCAAGGCTTCAGGCCCGTAGTCGGTTAGAGCGGTATTAACGCGCTCGTCACCGACGTTCGTCTGATCCTGGTCCTCGGTTTCCGGTTCGAGGAAGGGCGCTATGCCCTTCCGGGCACAACGTCGGATAAACACGGCGATGGCCACGGCCCATCTTCTGGCGTAGGACTTGGGGACCTCAAGCAGATCCCCGTAGAACTGGAAGACCTCACGCCACAGCTTTTGGGCCCCAGGGTTGATGTTCTGCGGCAACAACGTGGGGCTCGGGTCCAAGGCTGCTGCAAACAGGTAGTGCTGAGCGATGATGGTCTCGACCTCGGTCTCGGTAACCGCCCACGGAGTGTGGTCAATGCCCTCGGTCAAGATCCCCGCAATGCGGTAGGCACCCACGGACACAAGCTCTTCCACGATCTCGGGCAGTGCGCAGAAGACACCAGGGTCTGAGGTCTGGACCGGGGCCTGGGCCTCGTGAGGGTTGTCCGGTCTGTGCTCGAAGTGCTCGCCCTTACCCTTACTCCCAAGACCCTTGCGCGTCATCTTACCCTGATGTCCGTCCTTGGCCTTGGACACGGCCTCTTCCAGCATCTGGGTCTTCAGCTGATCACTACCTTCTTCGTTGTCATCCAACGCGGCGTGGACGGCCTCGCTTAGCCTTTGGCTTCTTTCCACCATCTTTCACCTTCTTCTTTGTCACGCGCTTTCGTCGGGCTCCCGACTCCAGCTTCTTGCGTTTGGTTTTGTCGCCAGAGATCTGCTTCTCTTGAGCTGGGGACAGACCTGTAAAGCCGACTTCATTCGGCACGAACAGAATGTAGGCCAGGGTCGCGTTTTCGCGTTGCACCTCGGTCGGGCTGTAGTCCCGGACCCTGATCGCGACGTCGAAGCGAGACAACACCTCTTTGTGGAAGCTGGACAACGACTCAAAGGACTTACGTACCTTGTTCAGCGCCAGCTCGGGATTTGGAACCTCCCACTCGTAGTTGGCCTCGGCCTCGTAGGGGTTGGCGTCGAACAGCTCCATGGCGATTTCCCGCTCCACCGGCTTGTTCCCGACTTGACCCCCGGACTCCCAGGTCTCCATCTGATCCTTCCACATCTTATGAGCCTGCTTCAGGATTTCGGCTTCCTGATCGTCTCGAATCTTTTCAAGTAGATCATCACTGACGTAGCGCACGTGTCCGGTGTTCGTGTCTACCAGACGCCAACCGACCTGAACCCGTTTCGGGATCGAGGTGAATCCGCCCGCCGTCAACAGATCCATCTCCAGGATGAGAGCACGGGACCCCGACCTGTCGGTCCGTGCATGCCAGCTACTGGCCAAAGCCCTGATACCTTCTTGGAGTATGTCCATGTCGGACTGGGTTTGAAGTGACTGCACGGCCCAAGACCCGTTGTCGAGATAGGAGCGAATCATCTTCGTGAGAGCCAGCTTCACGTCGTTGACGCTGCGGTAGAAGGTCGGGAACAACGCCGGTACAAAACCTACGGACGGCAGGAGCTGCTCCACGTAGATCTTGATCGGGTAGACCCCGGGCTTCTTGCCGACTTTAGACGCCATGGGTCCAGGCTCCTTGACCCACAGGATCACGTTGCCACCGGACCTAAGGCCCTTGATCGGTAGGTAGAACATGTGGACCGTCCCACTGGCTGAGCGCTTCACGCGGAACGTGCCTCCTGTGTTGTTGGGGCGTTCGTACAACGCTTTCAACGCATCAACCACCGTGTATTCCTCACCAAAGCCCCGAGCCCTGCGTACGTCCATGTTGATCTGGTAGCGCATGGCCCAACGTCGGGACTTGTTTTGAAGCGAGGCCGGTTGGAAGTCAACTCCGTCCGCTGGCTCTCTACTCTTCTCCTTGATGTGATGCTTCACCCGGAGCAAGGCCAGGACCGACTTGAGAACCGTGTCGATCTTTTTGCCTGTTTCGTCAACCACGGCCAGCGCAGCTTCCTGGTCCTTGGCTGCAGCTCCTAACCGCAGAGACGTCATCATCAGGTGGGGGGTGTGTTCCAAAACCGAAGCCGCTTTCATGACCTGCCCACTGTCGACGTGCAGCATCTCCGCCAGATCCGGCATGTCAGAATGTAGTGCAGCGGCTATAAGGTCCATCTGAAGGAATGGCGGAATGTGGGCCTCGGTCACGGTCCCGGGATCGACTTTCTTGCTCAGCTCCCTGGACAGCTGACGAAAAACAGACTGATTCATGAGTTTCATATCAGCCAGCTTGTCGAGGAACTTACGTACGAGGAAGATTCCCAGGAAGCTGGGGACCCACTTCGGGAATATGGAACTGGTGACGATGGAGATGAGGGACTTTTTCATTACAAGGCTCCAACTACAGGAGGGCAGGGTTTAGCTCTCAAGGTCAAGCGCGGCCGCACGACGTGCGTCAAAGATATCGAATTGATCGGACACCCCACTCTCGATGGTTCCGATGGCTTCGATCTGTGACGCAGGACTGTCTGCGAGCCCGGTGTCTGGCGCTGCCTCGAACACGACCGGTACGTCTCGTGTATAATTTAACCCGTTGACGTCCGTGACCTCGACGTGGATCTTGATGCCCATGAATTGAGGAGGGTGGATGAACAGAACGGTGAAGTAATCGTCATCGTTTCGGTGACTGGCATCGAAGTCGATATCCGAAAACGTACGTCTGGTGTCCTCTGACCGCAACTCCACAGAGCCCGAAGCCACGTTCTCGCTGGACGTTATCTGTCCGTCCACGAGATACACGGCTACCGCCACGTAGTCACCTGCCTGGTAGTATTGAGCAGAGACCTCAAGCGCGAGTGACATGGTCGTCCTCCAGAATCTCCTCCTCGTCCCGGTCGTGCATGTCGTTCACGAACTGATCGATGGCCGACATGTACACCTGCTTTATGAGGCGGGGCAAGATCACCTTCTTCACACGAAGGACCCCTAGGTCTCCGTATCGATCCTGCACTTCTTGAAGCAGGCCTTCTTTTGCCGGGTCGAAGAACCGTTCGACCACCTCTTCCAACGCGTTCACGATCTCGTCATTGAGGTCTGATCGGAGATCCGCGATGAAGTTGTAGACGAAGTCCGAGACCTCGGTCGGGGCGGATTCGATGTCAGCACGACAGACAGAAGCCGATACGAAATCAAACAGGCTCATGAAACTCTCCCAAAAAGAAAGGGGAGCCAGGCCAATGGCCCAGCCCCCCTTCGTCGTGTACGAACTGGGAACACGTGTTCGCTTAGAGGCGCTGGCCCTTGGCGACACCACGTGGGTTGACCAGAGCCGTGCCCTGGATCTGCTCCATGAACCAACCGCGAACCGGCTTGCCCAAGGGGTAGAGGTTGATGGGAGCCGCGGTCGTGGGCTTCCTTTGGGTCACGCCACCGAGGTTCTGGGGAGCCGTGAGCATGAAGATCTCACCCTCTTCCATGACCTTGAGGGTCTCGTACCGGACGTAGTCGGTGATGATGTCGACGTCGAGCATGGAGCCCAAGCGACCTTCGAGGATCAACTCGTGCTTGTGGATCTCGTCGAACCAGCCCACGAAGTCCGTATCGGAGATGATGTCATCCCAGAGGTCCCACGAGAGGAGACATGTGGAGACGGGGATGCCCCAGCTACCGACCTGGGTCCGGAGACTGGAGAAGATGGCCGGGGTCAGGGTCGTGAAGTAGGTGATGGTGTTGTAGGCTGTGGAGCCGGTGTTGAGGAGACGCCGTGCGAGACGGTCCTCCTGCACCAACATGGCCTCCAGACCATCGGTATACTTCTCGTCCAAGATGTCACCGTCACACTGCTCGATCTCGCGGTCCTCGATCTGCACGTTGGCGTTGACGTAGTACTCCTGGGGGTAAACCCAGTTCTGCCGGATCACGGACTCGATGGTGTTGGCGTCGCTGGACACCAGGTGGGCCAAGACGTCCTTGCGCCGGACGCGGAAACGCCCGATCTCACCGCGACCAAGGGTCTTGGTCAGGAAAATGCGCCGCAAGAAGCCCTCGCGACCCATGGTCTCCCAGATCACGTCACCGGTTGCCTGACCGAGACGCAGGAACTCCATGCCGTTGGGATCGGCGAAGGCCGCCTCGATCATGGCCTGCTCTTCGGCCTTGGCCTGACGGGCCTGAACCGGGTCGATGTCGTGAGCAGTGGCAGTGCGCATGTTGCCCTGCTTGTACTGCTCGATGAGGTTGCCGATCATGGCCAGAGCTTCACCCTTGTCATGGGCGTTGAGGTCGCCGTTGGAAGCCACGAGGGGCTCCTGGCTCTGCATGTTCCGACCACCGAGACCGGTTTTGTACGCGTTGACAACCCTCGAACCCTTGACGGACGAGCCGTTTCGGTCGAGGTAGACTTTCTCTTCGGGGCGATTGAATAGGGTCATTGTATCCTCCTGAGATTTGGTTCTGCTTATAGCGTCCACGCTTAGCAGCCACTCAGCTCTAAGACCTAGGTCTTAGAGCTGGGGCGCCTCGATGTAGATACCGAGGTACGGGTTGTCGATGGTGGGTGCGTGGATCACCGAACCCAACGTGACGTTTGTGACGGTCGTGCCGGGGAGACCATCCGACTGCAAGTACACGGTGATGGGGTCACCGGCAGTGCCGTAGGTATCCTCACTGTGGAAGAGGTCGACGAAGACCCTACCAGGACCGATTCCAACGGTCATCGAGGTGATGTACTCGTTGAGCTGGAGGTTGTTGATGGCGCGGTCGTGGAACATCTGCTGGGCTTCGGCCACGGTCAGGTTGTACCGGTAGTACACCACGATGGCTTTGCCAGCATCGGCGTTGTTGAAGGTCAAAACACCGGTGGTCCCGTTCACCTGACACTGGGTGGCGGCGGGAGCGCCAGCCACGAGCGTGAAGTCGGCAGCCAAAGCCACGTCGTAGACGCGGACCGAGGTCACGGGGAAGGCGTGGACCAAGTTGGTGCGGGTCAAGGACACGGTGTAAGGACCGGGGGCCGCGGGGATCGTGCCGTTCTCTACCTTGGGCTGAGTGGCGACAGCCTGGTCGGCCCGGATCGAGAAGCCGTAGAACTTCTCACCCGCGCCGCCCGTACCCGTCTGGACAACGAGTTCACCGGACTCGATCTGGCCGATGAGGGGAAGGCCTTCGTAAGCGATGGTGGCACCGGAAGCGATGCCAGCTTCTTCGTTTCGGAGGAACTGGGTGCGTTTCATGTCGAGCATAGTTTATCTCCTAGTTTGGGTGTCTTGCCGTGTCCGGTTTACCTACCGCTCCTACGGCTGTGGGCGCGACGAAGCATCTGCTTGTAGTTGTCACGCATACGATCCCCACCGGCTGTGGGGAGGGCGGCAGTTGGGACCGCCATTGAGTCCGTTGCTACGAGAGGCATGCTGGTCGAGACCAGATGATCCTGAAGGGAGGCTTGTGAGTCGTCTGTTCCTGCCAGGGCAGGGGAAGCGAAATTGACGCTGTCGAAATGGGACGCTATGTGGGTAAGGGCCTCGTCGTCCATCTCCAGGTACTTCAACGTTTGACCAAACATGTTGGCGATGTGTGAAGGCATACCGGCCTTGACTGCGGCCTGGGCATGCGCCTGGTAGTTGGGAACGCCACACGCCTGCAATTTCTGGGCAACGGCCCGGACAAGCGGGTTGCCGAGAGTGCTGTCGTAGGCACCTTTCTCCATACCGTCCGTGGTGAGTTGGAAGCAACGGCTGAAACGGTCGACCACTGATGCGACTTTCTCTCTGTATTGCGCCTGAGCTTCAACGGCGGCTGCGGTCTTGAACTGCTCGAACTTGAGGCTGTCATCGACGGCGGCCGTGTAAAGCTCAGCCCTTTGGGTTTTGAGAACGTCCATGAGCCCCATTTGGCAAATGGCGTCTGTGAGTGATTTCTGGTAGTCGTTGGAGGCAAAGATCGCGAGAGGATCCGTGTCCTCACCACTCGCATATACCTCCTGGAAGGAAGCGTAGCGAATCTGGGCCACGGGCTCGTTCTTCACGATGATGTGCCACACCGGGTTCTCGGTCTGCGCTCCCGACAAAGCCATAGTGACGTCGGAAGGCACGAGGTCCTTGAACTGCATGGGGTCGGCCAGAACCTTGGCCGTGATATCGGGAACGACGTCGGAGGTGTTGGCCACCAAAACCTGACCGCAGAACGGGCAGTAGGAATCGGCCCCCGCCTCGATGGTGTCGGTGAGGATCTCACCGTGCTGAGGACAGATACCGGCTGCGATCAACGTACCGTCGTCGTACTCGTCGTAGAGACTGGCAATCCGTTCCTCGTTGGCGTCCGCCGTGTAGATCATGTTCGTGGCGCACACGGGGCAGAAAACGGTCTCTGCCGTGATCGGATTGATGGTACCGACGTCCACACTGTCCGCACATTCGGGACAGTAGAAGGACGCGATATTCAGACCGGCGTCGGGACCGGGTCCGTAGTATGATGTCGGGATCGGGGTGCCAGGCTCGATGCTTGTGGGGCTCTGGGTATAGGAACTCATGTCCGCCGCCTCCACCTCGTCATCGTCGTCACCGAGGTCATCACCAAGATCGTCGATCTCCTCGATCATCTCCTCGTCACCCTCGATGGGAGCCGTGTCCTCTTCTTCGACTGTCATGTCGACCTCGGGGTCCAGCTCGTCATCGCCTTCGACCGGGCTGTCGGAGTCCTCGACGTCCATCTCGTAGTCGTCGACCTCGTCGTCGGAAGCGAACACGAAGTTGAAGAAAGCCTGCTTCTCTTCTTCGGTCATGCCCTCGTCTTCCTCGCACTCCTCGCACCCGGCTTCTTCCTCTTCTACGATCTCTTCTTCGGGCTCTTCGTCCTCGGACTCGATCTTTTTGCCGGTTTCGAGATCCATCTCTTCTTCGGCCAGCTCTGTACCGTCTTCATCAGCGGCCAAAACTTCTGATACGTCAAAAATGTCTTCCAAACGCATAGCGTCTCCTAGTGATTAGGTAGTGCAGTGTGATACGGTACATGGCATTATCACCAGTCAAAGGTATGGTAAGTGTGGTGATCTATTAGGCGGGATAAGAACCGACAGGAAAAAATGAAGGGCCTGGAATTTAGTTCCAGAAGGTGGTGGTACGAGCCAGGAAGTCCGCGGGCTCTTCGACAGAAGACGTCTCGATGAAGTTGATGTTGTGGCACATGTCGTAGACCAGTGTCGGGACACCTCCCACGGTGATGATCGTGCCTTTAGCCGACTTCGTAGGTTGGTGAGAGCAGTGCATACGTCCCGATGTCGTCTCCCCACATACGTTGCATGTGGTGTAGTCGACGAGCGCGCCCATCGAGTAGCCTGTTCTCTGCTTCTTCAGGATGGCTGTGGCCAATGCCGAGTCTTTGGACCGGTCAAACCCCGCCAATACAGAAACCTTCCAAATCTGACGACCATCAGCGGTTTTTCGCCACGGGTGGAGAGAGGCATCGAAGTGGACGCCCTTCGCGTCTTCCTTGATCTGGTTGTTATGGTCGATGAACGTCGGTTTGCCCAAGAACGTCTTGTACGCGGTACGTCCGTGGAGGAAGCGGAACTTTGAAATCTCGGCAAAGGGAAAGCAGTCCATCCTTCTGTTAGGCACGTCCACCGTCACGATGGGGATCTCGGCAATCACGTAGTCTCGGAGATCGGGGGAGATATGGTAGGTCTCGGCAGCCGAACGCAACCAGCTGACGTCGATCTTCTTCCCGTTGTCGAGACTCGCATGCACCATGTGCCCACGGCAGACGTCGGTACAGGTCTCTATGTCCTGACCGTAGCCCTCGAATATCTGGGCGGCAGGAGCGGCAGAACCCTGAATGTAGGTAGAACCTGTGCTGTAGTTATTCGCTTGTATGAAGTTCATCTCAATTACTCCCGGTTGCTGTCTTTGAGCGTTCTGGTCGGGACCCTACCCGATAGAAGCATGGGGCTGGGAACAATACGCTCGTTTCTCGTGTCGGCCACGACCTTTTCTTGGCCTTTGAGTCCACGGACGGACATAGGCCGTTTTAGGGCCGGACCTGGGCTCTGGAGATCGATGTCGAACGACTGCGGCTTCCTCCGTTCGTTTCTCGCTTCTTTCCATTGGGCGTAGTTCGCCAACACGTTCACGAAGTGCAGCTCCTTAGCCAGCTCACCCGCGTTCCCGTCCTTGGCGTGTAACGCCGTCTCCCCAACCCACTGGGCAATCTGCCGGGCGGGGCGGTGCTCGAACGGGCGGAGGGGCAACGCTCCACCACGCATCAGCAGGTACTCCGATGCCATACGTTGAGTGTCGGACATGCCCTTGGTCGCTTCGTTGAAGCTACGACCTTCCTTGACCACTTTCTTCGCGGCTTTGAGGAACGTCTTTTGGTCCAGTGTAAGGAAGCGTCCGTTACGCCACACAGCCATGGCTTTGAAGTCCTTTCCGGTTTTGGCGACGGAGGCTTTACGGTACGAAGCCTCGTCTTGAGCCGAGGCAAAGGCCCCACCTCCAGCATCGCCTCCACCCATTGACGCTTTCTTGGCCTTCCACTCTTGGAAGCGTTCCCTTTGAGCCAAGTCGTCTTTGAGTCCACGCTCCGTTTTCTGAAGGTCCTTGCCCATGGCTTCGGCGAAATCGGATAGAAGAACGGGGATCCCGAACTCCTCGCCCATACGCAAGATGTTCAGCCACCCTTCGTCCGCTACAGGCTTCAACCGTTTTTCCCACACGACGGTAGGAAGTATCAACTCCGACTTGGGAATTTCTAGAGCTTTGCTTAGAGACGTGCGGGCTCCGAAACGCGTGTGTGGGCTAGAGCCGATACGAATGTTGTGCGCCAGTTCCGCAGGAGTACGACGCACAAACCCATGTAGCCGGGCCAGTGTCGTGAAGATCGTATCCGTGATGACCTTCTGCGTCATGTAGGCACGCAGCACCTTTACCCGCTCCAAGAACGCGGACATGGAAGCGTCCATCGTGTTCCAGTTGGCGTCTCCCTCCAACATTGCGGCGTTGATGCCCAGCGCGTGCATCTTGGCGTCGGTCAGGTAACCGAAGTCGTCTCCGATCTTCCAGATGTACTGGTTGCTGTCGACACCCCGATCCATCTGAACGCCTTGGCGTGTAGCGACCACGGCACCAATAGGATCGTCATCAGCCTGAATAAAGACGTTGGAGTAGTAGTCCAGCTCTTCGTCAGAGGGTTCCCAGTTCTCAGTTCCTACCGTGAGGTGGAGAACACCACCGGCCCGCCTACGGGGACCGATGGCAGCGGCGTTGATCAACGGCTTTCCAAGTGCCCAGTAGGTGAGTAGACGAGTGAAGTACGAGGTACCCACGTAGTCGTCGGCCACCGTCTTCCGGGGAAGGAAGGCCGTGTTCAACGGACTTAGAGGAACGCGGCCCGTGGTCAGAAGCTGCTGAATGAACTGTGGGGGAATCGTGCGTCGGGCAAACGTGTCTCGTGGGTCCTTGCTGGCCAAGAACTGACGAAGCATTGGATTCACGAGTAGGTCGAGCTTGGCGTCGAACCCCCACAGCGGGATCGGTGCAATGGCAATGTAGTCGGGGTTCTGTACGATGGCCCCATCCCAATAGCCTTTCTGCTCGTTGAACAGTAGTGAGGCGGCAAGACGTCCGTATATAAGGAAGTCCCCTGTCGAGTCACGCATGAACTGCTCGATGTCCAAAGCGTCCAAAGCGTCTTCGTACAGGTTCTTGATCTTCGGATCGTCTATTCCGGCTAGAGACCATGCAGACCACGGAAGGTCCTTGAACAGGTCAACGGCTGGGCCCCCAACGTCGTCACGGGTGTAGATCAGCCGCCACATACGGTTGATACCTGCTATGTCGTTGGGAATCCATCTCTCGATGACGGTACCTTCGTCCAACCGATCACGGACCGGGTTGAACATGTCGATGCCGTACTGTACGTTGGACGAAGCTCCGGCGATGGAGTCAACGCCCGCCGTCTTCATCTCTGACATCTTACGGTAGCCTGCGGTATGCAGACGGGATCTACCTGGTGTTGATCGTGAGATACTGAACAAAGGAACCCTCCATTCGCGATCTACCCGACGAGGGCTTTGAACTCTTCGTCTGATACGGATGATAGAACTGATACTACATGGTCCAGGGACAGGGCTTTGGCGGAACGCATCAGCTCTTTGCGGGTGCTACCGTCTAGCCGACGAAGAACGGGCTTGAGGTACTGCTTGGTCCAGATACCTCGAACCCGTGGTGCGTCCCCGACCTTTTCCCACTTGGCTACGACGTTCGGCGCGTAGTCCTTGGTACGACCCTTCTCCAGGACCGTGACGTGAGAGGGTGTCGACGACAGAATGAATTTGCGAACGCCTCGACCGTCTTCCCACTTCTCACCCATATGGGCCACGGTCGTCATGGCCTGAACCAAAGACGACATGAGGCCCAAGAGCTGCTTGACCGACTTCTCGAACTTCGAATAGAAGTTGGTGCGTTGCATGGGCGAGCGTTTGATCAGCGACTTTGCCAGGGCGCTACGCAGGGTCTTGGCGAACAGCTGAGGGTTGCGCCCGAACTTCTGCGGGTCTGGAGCCGGAAACGTCTCCAGGACGTTCTCCACGAACTGCTCGGCCGTGCCTTCGACAGATCCACTGACCTTGTCCATCCAGAACGTGATCCACTTGCCGTACGATTCTAGCAGGGGATGGGACTTCATCAGGTCTCCTTTGCTTACGCGAGGGCTCCGCTACACTTGGATAGGCGCTTGCCATCCATGGTCACGGAGGTCGGCTTCTTGGTGCCTTTGATCTTGTAGCCGATGACGCGCTTCATGGCCCTGACCTTGCCCTTGGACTTGTACTTCACGACGGCTGTGTACGCCTTTTTCCGGGTCTTGCCCACGGTCTCTTCCTTGATGCCGGTGTGGCACAAGTACTTCTTTTTACCACCGGTCTTCTTGCGGAAGATCTTCTTCCACCCGGACTTGCCTGGCTTCTTCTTGCCCTTGGCCGCGGTCTTGGTACAGCCTTCCTCCAACGAGTCCATGTCGTCTTCGGACAGCTCGTCGTCCTCTTTCACAATCTGCTCGTTGAGGTCTTCAGCCAAGTGCATGACGTCTTTGCCGAGATTGATCTGGTCTTCGAGCATGTCGCTCAAAACCAGACGCATCTGCGGGTCGTTGCCCGCGGTCAGCTCCAGCTCGGCTGCGGCTTCGGACAGAGCCTCCAGCTGGTCCATCTTCATGTTGAATTCGGTCATCTTGAGACCGGCAGCTATCTGGCTGAACCCAGCTTCGTCTGCGGCGCTGGCCGCAAGCATGACCTTGTCGAGAACATCGTCGTAGCTAACTGTCATTGGTTTCTCTCCGTAGTGTATTGAGTCTTTGTATTGAGTTCAGCCCGGCCAGAACCGGATTCTTTGAAAAGGTAAGTGCGGCGTCGGTAGGGGTCTTAGTACGAGGTACAGGACGTATCCTCTGCAGCCAATAACGTGTAGCCCGGGCGCACACCTCACTCCTCTCCGGTCCTTGTCGAGACACGCAGTCTCGACACAAAGACCTGAACAGGGGGTCATCTTGGTCTGTTTCTGCTTCGTCTGGTAGGTTGGTGTCTGATTGACAGAGGATGGCCAGAGCCCCTCGGTCCAAGAGACGCACGAAGTCCGGAAGTGTTGAGTCGGTGAACACCTTCCTAAGCACCTGTAGCGTGGCAAGGGTCTTCAGAAGGTTTTTCACTGCTACTTCCTTTCAGGAACGACGCGGGGGATGGGTAGGCGACAAGGCTGACAGTAGTCGACGATCATCCCGTCCGCTGTCCTCACGTTGGGTGTTGCGTCTCTGCGGCACAATGGGCACTTTGCAATGTGCAAGATCTCCGGGTTCCGGTCTTGACCGAAAGCCGCGGTCTTGACCACGGTCTCGGACCTGGATCCTGACGCAGACGCCACACGATAACCGGCTATACGCCGTAGGCTTCTCTTTACGGCTTCGCCATCAGCGGCGGAAACAGTTTCCGCAAAGCCCGCAGCTGCCATGCGTCGTTTGAGGCTCGTGGAAGAGAGTCCTGTGTTCTTGCCGTCTGGCGTGGCAAGGAAGTCGGCTATGATTTTGGTAACCTGCATCCTGTATTACCCCCATGGTTTTGATCGACGGACAAGCGAGGCGCCGCCTCCAACCTGCCCTCTTAATTGAGAAGTAGACCTCGAATCATAGACGTGTGGGTTGGTCATGATGTCGGTCATTCTGTGTATAGACACACCACCATACCTTCCGCCTTTCTTAGCAGAAGTACGGTCCCACCGAGCAAACTGAACCATCGTCTCTTCCTGCATCAAGAACGACACGCCTTGAGCGACGGCCCGCCACAGATCGTCTGTGTCACGCATTGGCTTCAAGACCTTCTTGTGGGCTCCCTTCGACTCACGTAGACGCAGGAGTTGGATCAGGAACCGGGTCACAACGTGATCGTAACACCCCCGCCCACTGACCACGTTCAGCATGTTCCCGATTTTGCGCATGGCCTGGCCCTTGACGTCACCTGTCCCAACCGCGTACTCATGGATGAGATTGTGCATCTCCTCTTCTTCAGCCTGATAGATCCGAACCTGACCGTTTGTGTACGAGGCTCGGACCCGAGACAAGTCGTCGTAGCGCAGAGACACGACAACCGGCTTGACCTTCTTGCTGTTCTGGTAGTCCGTGCTCTCGATCAAAGACTTCGAGTGACTGCTCTGCCACCGGTCGAAGATCACGTACATGACACGGAACTGGTTCAGAATCACGTCGATTACCCGTTCCTGTATCGCGGCGAATGACACACTCAGACCGGCGTCCGGGTCGGGGATGATCTCAATCAGTTGATCGATCACGATCTTCGGCATCTCGTTCGAGTTGACGGTCTGCGGGAACTCGACGTGCATCAGACTCAGGGCGAAGCTGTTGTCCTTTTCGCCCGCGTCCAGTGCCAAGATTCTGGGGATTCTGTGGTCGGTCACGATGTCCTTCAGCTCAACATGCACCCTCCCGTTCTCGATTACAGGCTCGTAACTGAACAACGGACGTCTGTTTTTGTCGACCGACTCACCCACGGCCTTGATGGCCATAGCACTTCCGAAGAACGGACGCGCTGCTAGCGGTGGAATTGCGGCGTAGTTGCGCAGGAACTCCAGCTCGTCTTCGCTTTCTTCAAGCAGCGACGGATCGTTCTCCTTGATGTTCGGGTTCATCTCCCATGTAGGAAGATGGAACGCGAAGTGAAGACGCCGGGTCTTCGACGACTCGGTGAGGCGCACGATCTTGTCCTGGATGTCGGACGGACTACTGACGTTACACATCAGAGCCGTGGGAACGTTGGACACACCGCGCCGACGCAGGTTTTCAGCCGCTGAACGAATGGTGCGGAGGCTTTTCTCCAGGGCCGTGTGGATGCCGTCCGCGTCTCCAATCACCTTGGTCTTGCCCTCGGCTTCGAGCGTGGACATCCAGCCGATCTCGTCGATTGCGGCCAGGAATCGGGTGAGGCCACGGATCGTCCTGACGTTGGGCGCTTCGGCCCGGGCCACGATTCGCTTGTGGTTGTACTTGATGAACTCTTGGGCCACTTGGTACATCTCACGTCCCAGCTTCTCCCCTGCCACGTCCAGGAAGCTGTTGTACTCCTGGAACCACTTGCAGCCTTGGTAAGCCGAGTAGAAGTGATCCCACAACGTGTCGAGTGCCTGCTTCTTCGAGGATGCTGTGAAGCTGATGAAGACGTTGGTGTCGGGAAGCAGACCGTAGAACTTGGACGGGTTGGGTATAGTCAGGTAGCGGTGAAGTTGGTAGGTGGCAATGAAGCGTCCGACCAAGACGGTTTTGGAACTACGCATTCCGGCCAGGCCATTGATCTCTTCGTAGGACCTGATGCGTCTGGGGTTTTTGCCGCGAGAATAGAAGCGGTCAGAACGCCCACACTTCGGACATACACCGTGATTGAACAACGTCACACGTTCCAACATGTCGTCGATGCGGGTGTCGACCTGGATCGGGTTGTCTGCCGAGTCCACATTGTGGAACCAGTAATCGACGTCCGTGCAGTGCTTGCTCGGACACACCTCCTCAAAGAGCTTGAGCAGGATCTCCACCTGGCGGGGAAACGGGTCCACGTTCAGGAACCTTCGGTTGGTCACCCACTCATAGACGTTTGGCGACCTCGTGATATCCCGTTCGTCAAGACCGTCGAGGATGGACACATCCATATCCGCGGCGATCACGTCCTTCATCATCTGGCTGGCTGAAAACTGCTCACTACCGTGCATGAAGTACCCCACACCGTACTATGTTCTAGTACAGTATAAGGGCTGTTTGAAGACGCGTGAGGGGAAAGATCAGGGGAAGGGCGGAAGGTAGGTGTAGACGTTCTTCGGATCGTTGGAGCGACAGGCTACGGACTGAGGGGTGTTACCACTTGCGTCCGAGTCGATCATGGACCCACCACCGTCAAACTCCAGGAAGGCGGCAAACAACGGTACGTTGTAGGTGGGCTGGTACTCGTCACCATTGGCACCACCCCACACGTCCAACGCAACACGGTCCATGCTGAGCTGGAGCTGGGTCATGGTCAGGGGAACTACGGGAGTGCTTTGAACCGTGGCCACGGCCAAGAACGGAACGATGGTGTTCGGTGTGTCCTGATATACGGCTGTTGGCGCCTCGATAGGCTGGAGCGAGTTGTCGGACAGCTTGCGCAGCATGCCGGAGAAGAAGTAGATCAGATACCGTCCCGAAGCATTGAACGCGGTCAGCTGAGTCACTGCTCCCGTACCACCATTGACTTGGTAGAGAATGCAGTCACCCGCCGCGGTTGCCGGTGACTGGTACAGAAGCGCCTTGTTACGCCTGTAGTGAACGGTTCGAGATCCCCTCTGGAACGTATTCGGGTTGGTCTCGGCCCTCGACATAACGCCGTGCGTCACGGACATGACACAGGATGTTGCGATGCTACCCTCAAACCCGGGAGAGTCGAAGGCTGTGCCTGGACGATCTACGTCAAGTAGGAATCCGTCTTCCACCTTGTTCTGTCTCTGGATTTGGTACCAGACGTCGGAATCGTACAGACCCCTCATGGTGAGGAGTTGGTCCATGGTGACCTCGAACTCCGCCACAGACGTGGAACCGTACTCCAGGGTAGTGATGTAGCCGTTGGCGTGTGCCGAAACCAAGGCCTCCCACACGTGCCGGGACGAGAAAAGGCGTTCGGTTGTGAAGTAGGCGTAGTCATAAGCAGATGTTGGACCACACGGAGTGTATGCAATCAACTGGTCCCCGTTGGGCGTGACCTTGATGTAGCCCTCGTGGTATTCTTGGACCAAGCCGCCACGCTGCCAGTAGTGATTAGGATTCAGGGACATGCGTCACCTCACGATCCGGTAATGGTTATGACGAAACGATTGACGTACACGTGGTGTTGGGTCTTGCAGTTTACGGGCTGGTGACTGACCGCGTACAACACGATGTCACCGACAGCGCCCCCGGCAGCCACCCAATCCCCCAGGGGATCGGTCAAGACCTCGACAAAGAGCCCCCACTCACCTATCGGATCCAAGGCTTCCAGCACATCCAGACGGCAGAGGAAGGACCGACCATAGGCCGAAGCGTATTCATACCTGTCGACGGGCTCCGGAGGATTCCCGATCGTGGGGAACACCTGATTACCCAAGGAAGTAGCCGTCTTATCTACCGGGGTTGCTTTACCTGGCTGAGTTGTGTAATAACCATCGATACCTACAGCGAATCCCACAACACGAAAAGCGAGACCCGTAGCCGCGGCAATTGCGTGAAGTTGAGCGCCTTGATCAGTCAACTCAGCCTCTATATCAGAGACGGGAGACAATACAGGTGATAGTCCGGCAAAAATACCAGACGTCACTAACGCCCCAGAGGCAACATCTTCGTCGACAACCGCGTCTATGCCAACATCACACTGTAGGACCGCACCAACTTCAGGATTAAGAATATCCATTCGGTATTATACCTCAGTCGTAAAGAAATGCGACCTTACGTCGCATGCCTTCTACAGTGAACAACGCGGACAGATACGCTACCCAATAGGTATTGCCGCTTGCATCTGTAACTTCGCTTCGTGTAGGAGCCTCTTCGGAGCATCGGGCAACACCAATGAGCCCAATAGACTCTGAATGTGTGAGTACGGTCATATCAAAGAGAAAGGTGCTGGTACCTGTCGTTGACCCCCCTGTCATAGACAAATCCTGACTACCTCCAATAAGCGGGATGTATGTGTTCCACCCCGGGATGAGGTACTCCCTGTCCACACTCTCGGAGAGGAGCGTGATGGGAATAGCTTCATGTGTCGCCATCATTGGACCCATTACAGTACTAGCTATTTGCAGTGCAGGTCCCCGTTTGTACAAATACAACAAAGACAAACGGGCCTGCAAGTCAAAAGAACCGCTTGAAGGTATTTCGAAGAACGAACCGATCATCGACATATAATCATCGGTATACCGTCGAGAACAACAAGCAATGACAGGG